AAAATAACCACCGCAACCACATTCGGTTTTACCTTCTATTTTTTTTTCCTTTTTTAATCTTTGTCGCTCTTCTAACAATCTATTTTGTTCAGCAATCAATTCATTCCGCTTCCTGATTTTTTCTAATTGTTCTTTTTCTTTTTCTTCCTTCGTTTTTTTTCTTGTTTCTTTTATTTCTTCTCTTTCATTCGCTCTTGGAATATGATTATCCAGCATTTTTTGGACTGCTTCCAAAGTTTTGCCGTAGTGTTCTTTGTCTTCATCTCGGCTTGTTGCTACGGATAGTTCGTCGTCGTCATCATCTTCTTCTTCGTCGTCGTCGGTGTCAGGTGTAAGAAATTGAGCAATTTGTGATTTTACATCTTCAAAATCAAGTGATAATATAAACTCTAAACTTTTTTTGTATTTTTCCAACACTACTCGGTGTATATCATCTACAAACTCTTTTACGATAAAGTCAATAAATTGAATACAATTTCGGTCAGGTAATGATTTAATATCATTCAGTTTTCGTGTAAATCCCCGAAATCTGCTGGAAGTTCCTACGAGTGCGATAAACTCTTGAATATCAATAGGTAATCTATTTATACTACTCTTTACATACGCATCAATTAGTTCATTTTTATCGTTTATAAACTCGGGTATTCTTATATATCTTCCGTAATTATTATACATCGCTAATACGAAATTGGCGTATTGTTCCCTCTGACCTTTGTTATTACACTTAAGGTAAGGGTCAAAAATATCGTATATTATTTGGGTTCTCGGCATCGTATCGTTCATATTATTTATAATCGTAATCTTTTTAAATCAATTTTAACACAAAACTACGCGTATTACTACGAAGTCAGATATTTACTTTTTAATTCATTCAGTTCTGTAATATTATCTATTTTTGAAAGTATCCAATTAATCGCATCTATTCTCGTTTGGTGTTCGGAACTTAACATATGTTTTGCTCGGTTTGATTGAGTGTATTTTATATTACACAATTCACAAACACATATCGTAGAAGACCATATTTGCTTTTGTAATAATTTATCTTTTTTATCTTCTTCGTTTATTCCTTTTTGTTTTTGTTTCTGTTCTTCCTTTTTAACTCTTATAGTTTCTTTTTTTTTGTTTGTTTTTATTACTCGTAATATATTTTGGGCATTTTCAAATATATTTCGTATAAATGCTACGAAAGTATCAATTAGGTCGTCATCAATACCTTCGTTATTTTGGATATAATTATTTATTTGGTCTTCGGTAGGTTGAGTTAGATTACAACCTACATCGCATCTTAAATCACATATTAATTGTTCAAAAAACTCGGAATGCTCTACATCTATTAATTCAGCATCGTCAAGTAAATCCGAATATGTCCTATAAAGATTTGTATTTTCAAAACAAGAATACTTTTTCTTTAACATTTTTATTATTAGATTATTGCTTATATCTTTATATTATTTTTATCCGTAAAAAACTGGATTGATTTTTAAATATATTCGTATTTTGGGACTTTTGATAAATAATAGAATGAAAATTGGAAAAAGATAAAACCTATATATTAAAAAATTAAAAAAAACATTTGTCCGTCCAGTTTAGGACGGACGAATGAAAAAAATGATTTTTCAAAATCCAAAAGTCTAAAAATCAAAAAATAATTCTATTTTTATAAAAAAAATCCAAACTACGAGATTTGTAAAAAGTTTATAAAAGTTAGAGTCAAAACTTTTTATAGATAAAAATAAAAATAAATAAAATAATTTTTAAAATATTATAAAATATAAATTATAATATTATAACTTAACTAACTAACTTAACTAACTTCTGTTATACTTACCACAAAAGATTAATACTCAAAAAATTGGGACTATACGGATTTGATGCCCAATCACTTTTTATTGCCGTTGCCCTCTGTAAATATCTACGCCTTTTATCGTCATCGCCTGTCTTCGTATAATCAAAATATGGGAGTTGCCCAAAATGTATCCATTTATTTGTATTGGTATTTAAAATCATATATTTCTTATTTTTACGAGTTGACACCGCAAGTTTTACATCTTTACCGAATATATCCACTGCTTTTTTTTTAACATTCGTTGGATTACTGTATAATTTAAGTTCATTATATTTTTCTTCCATATATAATATCATATTATTTTATAACATATATTTTTTATCAAAGGAATGTATGCGTCTTACTATATTAGACAATACGACTGGGTGTCCAACACTTCTACCTGCTCCAACGACCTCTACTGGTTCTACCACTTCATTATCCTCACTTATACTATTTATTTGAGACAATCCAAGTTGAGCATATCTTTTAATATACGTTTTTAATTTATCAATAAACTTACCTAAATCTCGTGTTAATATTGAATGTAAATATTCGGCAATTTGCTTACCTTTGCGACTGATTTGAAAAATATGGTCTAAAAGAAACCTTTTTGATGATTTAATATCAGCCAACTCATCTACAAGCGTATCAAGGTCGCCTTCACTTGCGACAATATTTGTCCCAACGATTTTCTTTAAAAGAATATCACCACGCTTAACTAAAGATTTCAACTGGTTCAAAATAACCAATAAAGTAGATTTACCAACTTTGGAAAAGTCAAACTGGGACAAATCTAAAAAATCATCGCCTTCACGGTCTTCTACGTCCATATTTAAATTGGGGTTAATAATAGGGGCTCTGTCGGGTTCAGGTATAATGTCTCGCTGTGGTGGTGGTCGCCCTTCAGACCCACCTGGGAAACCTTGGTCGTCTTCACCTTCATCAGGGAAATCGGGGGGTGGTGAGGGTGGAAGGTTCTGTTGCTCGGCGTCTTCTCTTTCCAGTTGGGCTATTCTATCTGAATATGTTTTGACTTTTCTTTTTGATTTTGTAATCTGACTTTTATACTCTGCCCTTTGTTCTTTTCTAAACTCCCTATCCGTAGCGTCTTTTGGGGGTGGGCTGTCATCTATCTTGTCTATTTCTCTCTGTGCTGCGTTTTGTTTGTTCACTTCTATCCTAATTTTTTCGTTTAGTTTGTCAATATCATCTGTGTTTCTTGCTCCACCCCGTGGTCTTTTTTTTGGGAATGGGTCGCCTTTGTAGTCGTCTTCGTCATCAACCCCTCTTTCTGATTTTCCACCAACTAATTTCAATGACATCATCAATCCGTTAATATCGCTTACACTCTGTAATAGTTGAGGTATTAGACTTTCGTAGTCGGCTGTATTCCGATTGGTTGGAATTGGATTCTGAGGTTGTGAAGTTTCGCCAGTGTCTAAAGCAGGAGCAATCATATTTTTCAATTGTCTCGCAGCAACTTTACGAGATGCTGAATAGATAGAATTACCACTATCTAATAATTTATTCTTTCTTATAACAGGCATTATATAATATTATACTATAAAAAAATCGCGTTTACGGACGCGAACTCCATTTATAATATTATCCTAAACCTGACCCTTACTTGCTTTTAAGCGCTCTCGTCGTATATCTCGGTTTCTATAATTGTATAATCTTTTATATGCTAAATATTCTTCTTTTTTTTCAGCGCTCATACTTGCGTAGTAATTTCGGTTATATTCTAACATTTTCTCGTATTTTTCAGGCGAAACTGGTTTTTTTTGTTGGGGCATATTTTACAATAATCTAAAATCTTTATTTACTTTTTTTTATACAATCCGTGTGCCTTAACGAACTTACTTGCCTCAATTAAAGATAATCCTTTTTCATTCATTACACGCTTGACAATCTGTGCTCTTGCGTTGGGTTTTCTTGCGCCTCCTTTGTGAGAGTTAATATCTACGTGGATTGAACCGTCGTCATCACTATCACTATCGTATCCGCCTCTAATTACTCTGTGATTTTTCTTACTACGCCCTGCCGCCATCAGCAATTCAGGATTTTCAGCAACCGTTTTTAATGCTTTTAAACCTTGCTCTTTGACAATAGGTAATAATTCTTTTCCGACCTCTTTAACAATTGGCGCAGCATATTTTCCAACAGTAGATAATCCCTTCTTAATAGAACGACCTACTTTTTTCCAGTTTATACCTCGCCCTCCTTCTAAAGATGCTCCACCAATCAAATCAGAATCTTCTAAATCATTTTCCCTAACATATCTCCTCATTGCTAATTTTTGTTCAGATGGTCGCATAGAACCAATATCTGAACCTGTTGCGAGGGTTGCTGGGTCTTTGGGTAGAAAATACCCTGGGTCAGGGTGTTTTTGAGGTCTAAGTCCACCCTTTAAACTCGGGGTCTCTGTCATTGGGCGTCTAAATAACATATCAGGTTGCTTTAAGTGATGTATCATATCTTCACGCTCCTCATTGAGTATATCATATATTTTTGATTTATAGTTCATATATAATATTAAAGTAGAAAAAAATATTATATATAAAATTATTTGGATAAAAAAGGTGGTAAGTTTTTATCACCTTTATAAATCTGTTTTAATTTTATCTGTTTTACCAAGTTTTTTGGGTCAATTTCTTTTACAGTAAGAGGTGTATTTTTATTTACTCGTTTAGTAGGTCTATATACGGGATAATCTAAACCACCTATATCTTTCCATTCACTTTTAAACCAAGTTTTTAAGTTTTTTGGTTTATCGTCATCTCTATATCGTCCGCCTAATCTTTTGTATTCTTTTACAACCGCTCCTGACCTATACGCAGATGGTTTTTTATAAATATTATATATTTTATTTTTTACCTGTTCGTATAATTCTGTATCAATTGGCGTGGGCATTTATATATATATCGCTTATTTTTATCCTCAAAGGTATTTATTAACCTTGGAGTTTTTTGAACCCTTCTTCCCACCTACCATTTCACTTCCCATAGCAGGTTCAACTGCTCCACCACTTGACCCGCCACTTGACCCCCCACTTCGTCCTCCTCCACTACCAGCACCCAAAAATCCCATATGCCTTCTCATCTTCGCCGCAATAGCACCGACGCCCCTATTTGACATAGCACCTCCAACAAGTCTTTCGTATGAGCGAGTGTCAATATCAGCAACTGGTTTTTCAGTCTTGGTTCGTAGGGTCTCATCTTTTGTGAGAATACCAGTGTATATGGCGCTTGTTCCTTGCGTGGTCACGAAGATACCGCTATTCACGCAAACCACACATAGTTCAGGATTAACTTGGAAAGGGAACTGGTTAGTAACTTGGAGATTGAATTGAAGTTGGAATTGACCGAGAGAAGAAGCAGTCAAGTAAGAAGGTAATGACAAGTCAAGAGAAGGATTGATTACTAACACAGACCCAGTGGTAGGCAAGTATCTAACCAACCCAGTTAATTGGTCGTTATTCTGTGAAATACCCGAAAACTCGTAGAAAGACTGGGCACTTCCGTTGCGAATTGACATCTCGTAGAGGTCTTGCTGGGTAGCGGACGCCAATAGCCCTGACGAGTTGTTAAAATTTAGACGAATGTTATTAATAGTCAAGAAAGAAGAACTATCGCCCCAGTCCTGGCTTGACATAGGAACACGAGCACAAATCAAAATCAAATCAGGAACTTGGTTTAACTGGATTGCTTGGGAAGTTAAAGTTGAAGTAGCAAGAGTCGGTTGAGTAATCGCAGCACCTGCTGCTTGAAAAACAGGGACTGGGTAGATTGCTGCGTTAATTGTTGGTTGGTTGTTCTGTATAGTCAAGAACCTAGGGTAATCGTGGTATGGCACTACATTCTTTGTTGAGAGCTTAGCATACTGTTCGGGTTGAAGTGATAGGAAATTAAACAGAAGTCTAGTATCAGTGAAGGGGTTAAGACCAGTTCCACCGAGGGAAATAGCACTGATATAAGGAGTCCAAGTAGCGGTCGCAGTTCCTCCGTTGGTAAAAGACCCACCAGCGGACGAGAAAAGACGAGCACAAGAATTATCAATATTGAGGACAAAGGACATCGTATTCACACCGAGTAATCCTGCCGAACAGTCAGGGTTAAAATTAATAAACGGAGACATACCTACGAATGGTTCTGTGGTATTGAATGAGCAGACGATAGACCAAGCGTCTCCGTTTCCAGTAGAAATCAAAGAACCGTCCGAGATACCACCCGTTGCCGTATGGGTGACCGAAACAATCCTAAAGTTATAAGCACCGCGAGGCACAAAATCGGCATCATATGAAGAAACCCCGTAAGAAGCAAGGGGGTTGTTAGTAGCACCAACACCATCAGGATAAAATCCGTATGCTTGGTCTCGTAGAGCAGGGGCAGTTGAATTATACCTTGACATTACCCTACTATCATTCATCACCATCAACATAGGCAAAATATCTTTTAAATTGGAAGAAGTTGACACATTATTAATAGTGGTTTGACAAGTGCTAAACAAAGAATTGAGTGGAAATTGCTGTAAACTATCTCTAAATCCATACGCAATAACCGATGTTCCAATAGGAGGAATACGACCTGCTCCTCCTGCGGTAATAGTAAAATTAACGGTAGAGTTGATAAGAACACGGCGGTCTATCACTATATTTTCGCTTGGGATTTGCGTGGCAAAAACGATGCTTGAATTAGAAGCAGAAACGGCGTTATATTGCTGGAAAGTAGATTGAGATGCTCCTGAAAGAACACCAAAAACCTCGCTGTCAGTAATATCGGCAACTCTACTGTCTTCAATTAACACGGTTTTAAAGGAACTCATTATATATACTCTCCAAGAAAAAAAATAAAAAGGATAAACGCTTAAATCAAAATATATTATAAAATTATATATGTTGATTATTATTTGGATTATTCTAACTACGCTAATATACTTTTACCTTTATTTAGAACTTTTTATACGATTTCTGTTATAATTATACCTCAATATTAACTTCATCTATTTTTTTTGCTTTTCGTTTTGCGTAAGTTTCTCGTGCTTGTCTATTTCTCTCTATTTTTTTTTCTTCTGTTAAAGGTTTCCTTTTAGCGTTATTAATTTTATCAATCGCTTTCCACTTTTCAGGGTTGTCTATCCTATCTTGTATCCGTCTTTCTTTCTCTCCGCCTTCGTGATATTTTTTATTAGTTCTTTCTTTAATTATTTCACATCTTTCTTCATACTGGTCGTGTTTTCTTTCTTTTGTGCTTGGTAATGCGTCATATTCTTTCTTTTTCTGTCTAACTGCTTCCCGTCTATTATAATCTCGGTCGTATTGTTTGGTTTCTTCTTCTGTCATATACGGAGTATTATTATTTAATCGTAGGTGAGGTTCCATTAAATCAAAATATTCATCTTCTTTTTGTTCTGCGTCTCGTTTGTCTATACAATCATATCTACCTAATTCAACCATTTCCCAATTATCCCACCCTCCATTATTACGGATAAATTGATACACTCGTAGATTATAATTTACATCTTGTTCGTTATTACATCTCGTTTTGTGGCGACGGCGTCTATCACTAATACAACTCGTAGTATGACCAATATATTTTTCCTTAATACTTTCATCTTTACACCTAATTTGGTAAATAACGGTTTTTGAATAATCGGGCATTTTATTTTAATAATAATAATAATTTTGGTTTATTTCAATTTTTTATTGCTCGTCCTTGTAATTGCTT